AAGACGAACTGGAGGGGATGATCCGTGAGGAACTGAAGGGTGATCGTCGGCCCACCCTTCTGATCCGTATGCACCAGCGGTTCACCGTCCTGCGGAACCTCCGCGAACGGCGCGAGATCTTGAACGCCGCTACGTCAGAAGCCCGAGTGCAGTAGCGTAGCGCGACCGCACGTCGTCGATGCCGATGAGGCCGCCGTTGATCCGGTGGCGGCAGCGGTCCACGGCGCCAGCGTCGGCTACGTCGTTGCAGTTCTTGGAATGCCAGAAGATCGCGGCGCTCTCGGCCGCGCCTTCGCGTGTCTCGATCCACTCGGGCAGGTCATCAATTGGCCGGTTTACGATCTCGGCTAGGCGCTCATAGTTGTACCGGCCCGTGGTCTGCATCAGACCACGGCCGATGAAGCGCCAGCCGTCGCCGGGGTTCTTGTTCCCCATGCGCCCGCCGTAGGCGGCTTCGGCAATCGCCTTCTCGTCGGCGGGGCGCGACACGGTGCGGCCCACCTCGGCGGCGTACTCCGGCGTGAAGTGCTTCGGCCATTGCTTCACTAGGGCCTCGGGGCGGTAGTTGAGGCTCTCGCGCAGGCGCCGCCCGCCTGCCGTCTCATGGCCGGTGTTGGCCAGGAACATCGCCACCCGCTTCGCCGTGTTGATCTCGCGTCGGGCGCAGGCGGTATCCAGCACCGCCGCCCACTCGGCGGGGTCGGCCCAGTTCAGCCCCTGCATCAGCTTGGCGGTAATCACTTGCGGGTCATCCTGTTCATCGCTTCGCTCTTTTCCTTACTGCCAGCGCTGCTGCCGAAGTAGTAGGAGACGATGCCGCCCCAGGCGGTGCCCAGCGTGCCGAGCATGACCAGCAGCGCCTCGCCGCCTTGCGTGGGCAGGCCGTAGGCGATCATGTAGCCCAGCACCCCGAAGAAGCCGAGCGTGACCGCGCCCGCCAGGGCCCTGGGCGTCCAGTCGCCGGTCTTCACCTCGCGCTCGCGGGCGCTGCTGCGGTCGGCGGCGTCGATGCGCTGGAGGTCGATCTCCAACTCGCGCATCCGCACGGCGAAGTCCTGTTCGGCCTTCTTCAGCGCCAACAGTTGATCCGGCGACGCCTTCGCCGCCGCGTCGATCAACTCGTCTTCGGTCCCGTCCGGCTTGCCCAGCAGCGCGTCCGAGATGGCGCGGGTCGCCATCCCCGCCAGCGGGCCGCCGACGGCGGTGGCGAGGGACGGCGCGACCGTCTTAACGAGGTTGAGCAGGGCTTCCATTTCGGGCCTCCAGAAGCGCCAAGCGGCGCTCCAGTTCGACGATTGCGCGGGTTAGGTCGGCCCGAATGGCGGCGCGGGCTGCTGCGGCGTCAGCGGCCATCTCAAGCCGACCACGCTCGATGCCCGCCATGCTCCGCTCGCGGTCCAGCGTCATGTTGCCACGGGCAATGGAAGCGTCGCGCTCCACCTGCTCGATCCGGTTCGACAGTTGCTCGCGGATCTGGGCCATGTCGATGGTCGTGCCCTGCGGCGGGATCGCCCGGTTGTCCTGCGTCACCACCACGGCGATGCGGGACTTGAGGATGGTGATCTCGTTGTTGGCCGACGACAGGGACGTCATGAGGTACACGACGCAGGAGAACAGAATAGGAATGGCAGCGAAGACGACCTTCTCGATCAGCGCGCCCTTCGACGCATTGGCCGCCATCTGCTCCGACATCTGCGCCTGCTTGGCGGCATCCGACATGGCGCTCTCCTACTTGTCAGCCTTGCGTTCCAGGCGGTCAAAGATGGCTTTCACCATCGCCTTAATGTCCTGGATGTCTGCCCGATAGTCGTCCTTGCTGACGTACTTCGTGTGCAGCGCCCGCTCCAGCGTCTTCATGTCGTCTTGCAGCAAGCGGATCGAGTCCCACACCACCTTCAGCATCCAGCCCATCGCCGCCCCAGCCACGCCGACGACGAGGTTCACAAGATCCTGCGACATAGGCGGCGTCCCTTAGCGAGCCATGGCGTTGAAGGCGTTTTCGTCCGGCGCCATCGCGTTCGTCATCTGCGGGATGATACGCAGCGCCGGGTTGCGAAGCACCTCTGCCGTAGCTTCAAACGGCGCGCGGGCAGCGCCGACGACGCGGGCTTGGTTCATCTCGCGGCGCAACGCGCGCTCCAGCGCATTCGCCGTCGCCTGCGGGTCCATGAGGTCCGTGGCGATCTTGATGGCAAGCTCCTGGTTAATCTTGCCTTCCAGCTTGGACATGATCGTGTTGGCAATCGTGGCGACGCGGTTGAGGAAGTTCAGCCGGGGTGCCCCGGTGGCTTCCGTCACCACGGCCTCGATGTTGGGCACGCCCGTCCGCGCCTGGCGGGCCAGCTTGTTCGCCTGCTCCTCCCGCGCGATGTCGCGGCGGATGCCGTCCACGATCCGCATCTGGTCGGGCGTCAGCACCTCAGACAACTGCGAGAAGCGCGCCTCGCCCGTCGCGCGGCGAAGCGTCGTCGGCGCCTCCTGGATGCCGCCGGCAAACATCGCCCCCCGCGTGGCCTCGCCCGTCACCGGCTGCGTCAGGCGGTTCTCCAGCACCCGCGCGACCCGCATCTGGTCGATGGGGCCGCTGGCCTCTTGGAACGCTTCGCGAGCCGCCCGGTAGGCCGGCGACTGGCTGTCAATCCAACTCAGCAGATCCCGGCGCGTGCTGGAGATAGCGTTGCGTTCGGCCTTCCCAAGACCAGACGCCGTGTCTGAGAGTAGGTCGTCAATGCCCCGCTTGACGTATTGCAGATCCTGCACGCTGTACGCGGCCGGCGGTGCGGGCGGTGTCGGGGGCGCTGGCACCGGGCGGCCTTCGGCGTCCAACAGCCCGCTAGGCACCGCTGGCGTCGGTTCTTCCGGCGGGCGCATCGAAAAGGGCCGGTTTTCCTCGGCGGCGATCCGCGCAGCTCGCTGTACTGCCTGCTGCATGGAGGGCCGCGACAGCAGACCTTGGATCGTCTCGTCAGCGGGCAGCACGTCGCGTTCAGCGCGGGTGAACATCGGCCCTGTCTGCGCCGCGCGAGCCGCTTGCGCCGCCTCCAGCGCCCCGCCACGGGCCGGCATAACGCCCGTTGGAGTGACGTCGGGCGCCGCCGCAAGGCGAGCCCGCGCCTCCTGAGCCGGCGCGCCGCTGACCTCTCGTATGGCCGACAAGCGGGCGCGGGCCTGTTCAGCGGCGCGAGCGGCGGCCTCCGACGGCAGCACTCGTTCAGCAGATCGCGCGAACGCCGTAAACTCAGCGGAGCCGGTGGGCGCAACGATCTGCGACGGCAGCGGGCGAGAACCAGGCACAATCTCGGCCTGCGGGCTGCGAAGGGCCTCGATGATCTGAGGCGCGCGACCAGCCGCCGCGTCCATGTACGCTGCGGCCTCCGGGTCTGTCGCGCGGTAGCCGCGTTCAACGGCGGCGCCAGCACCACGCCCAGCCAGCGCAATCGGCGCGATGATCGGCGTCAGCGGGTTAGTGACGGCCTCCGCCGTCCGAAGCACGCCGGCCGCCCCGGTTGCGCCTGCGCGGCCAGCCGCCATGGCGCCGCCACCGAGCAGCGTGGACACGTCCGCGAGAAAGCCGACGGGATCTTCCGCCACCTTGTTGCGAAGACCCTCCACCGATCCGTAGTTGCGGGCATACTCGCCGCCGACGGCGCTGGCGAGTTCGCTGATGCGCTGCGTCGTCGCGGGGTTGTCGAGCCGGTCGATGGCTTCGAACACCCCCGTCGGCAGCACTCGCCGGGCGCCCGCCCGCAGACCGCCCGCCGCTAGGTCGGCCAAGTTCTGCGCGGTCTGGATCGGACTGGTGATCGCCTCAATGACGCCGCCGTAGAACTGCGCGGCGCTGCGGGGGAGGTTCTGGCGGATGTCGGCGGGGACGTCCGACCATGTGCGGCGCTGCCCCGGCATACCTTCGGCGGCCGGCGCAGGGGCCGAAGCGGGCGCTTCCGCGTCTTGCAGCCGCAAACGGGCGCTGGCCAAAGCCATAGCGCGCTGCTGTTCGATGCTCAGTTCTGCCACAGCGCACGCTCCTGCGGGGACATGGCGCCCCACAACCGGGACCATTCAGCTTGCGGCAGGTTGACCCCGGCGGGGACGCGGGGCGCAGCAGCCGGTGCAGCAGCCGGTGCAGCAGCCGGCGCTGCGGCGCCGCTAGTGCCAAACTGATCTCGACGGGCTTCCATAAGACGGATGATCTCGCGCGCTGCGGCCAGCCGCGTCTCATTCGGGATCGTCGGGTCGGCAAGACGACCCGCCGCCTCTTGGTAGGACCGAGTGTCGCGGTCGGACTGCGGGCCTTCAAACCGGGGCACCAGCTTCAGCACGATGTCCGCAATTGGCGCCAGCGCCGCCGCAGCCTGGCTGCTGCGAGAGGAGACGCCTACGAACTCGCCCGCAATATCAAGCAGGCGGCCGACGCCGCTGCCCGTCGAACGCTCAAGCAGCCCGCCCGGTTCGGAGATGCGGCGCAGCTCCGCAATACCCCGCTCAAGCTGGGCGGTTTCTTCACGGCGAGTGGCGGCCGAACGAGCCTCTAGGCGCGCGGCTTCCTGCGCGCCGGTAGTCGCGCCCGCCTGCCTGACCTCGCGCTCGCTCCGCGCAGCTTGCGCCTGTTCGAAAGTCGTCGGTGCGGCGGCGGGGACAGCGCCCGGCCCGGCCGCAAGCGTCGGCGCTGCGACGCTAGGCAGCATCATGTTTGCAGGCGGCGGCGCGGCGGCTTGCGGGCGGCGCATGTCAACGGGCGCTCTGGCGCTTGGCGCACCCCCTGCTGGCAGCTCCTGCATAAACTCAAACGTACCGGCACGGGGGAATGCGCGCATCGGTCGGCCGTCGGGGCCGGTAACAACCTGGGGCGTTTCCGGTCGAGCGCCGCTGAGATAGTCGGCGCGGTCCCGCATCGCCGTTTGGTATTCCGGGGTGCCAGGGAGAATACCAGCGGCCCTAAGCGCCCGATCAAACTCGGTCGGGCGGGCAGCGGCGGCAGCTTCCGTTGCGCGGCGAACCAGACCTTCGGCGCCCTCCGCAATTCGGCGGGCGTTCTCAACCGAAAACTCGGCCGGAATGCTGTTGGCGTACTGCGGGAACCGCTGGGCCACATAGGAACGCGCAGCGCCATACTGCTCTGGGGTTGTGGCGGCGGCGAACAGGTCGCGGCCCACCTTGAGCGCGTCGGCTTCGGCCTGCGCGCTAAACCGCGCGGTCTGGGCTCTGGCCTGCGCGGTCTGTACGTTCCGCTGCTCGATCTGCGGGGCCAGCATCGGCGCCGCACGGCGGAGCGCGTTCATGCCCTCCGGCGTGTTCAGATCGACGCCAGAGGCCATCAGACCGCGAAGCGCGTTGCGCTCCTGCGCCGTCTCCTGCGCCTCGGCCATCCGCATCCGGTTCATCTGGATGTTCTGGGCCTGCCCGTAGATCTGCCCGACGTCGGGCATCTGGAAGGGGCGAACCTGCGTGGCGAGGGTATAGTCAACCATGGTCAGTAGACCCCTTCTATGATGTTGGCGCCGCCGCCGCCCATCCCCGGTCTACCCTGGCTCATAAAGTTGTACATCATGTAGTTTGGTACGGCCGATTGCAGCGCGCCCGTCAGGGCGTTCACGCCGCCAACGTAGCCCGACGCGCGGGCTGCGCCCGCATTCGCCAGCCCGGCGGCTTGAGCGGCGCCAGCGCCCATGTACGACCCCGCCAAACCGCGCCCAACATCGCCAGCAGCGCCGGTCAAGACGTTTGTGCCGGTCTGGCCCGCCCCCATGAGGCTCTGAAGCGGGTTGAGCTGGTTTGCGCGGTTGACCTGGTAGCGGTTAAAAGCGTTTTGGTACTCCTGCGAGGCCAGATCCTGCCCAAACCGCTGGACGCCCTTCAGCGTGGTGCCCGACAACAGACCGCCGCGGGCCGCCGCCGACCGTTCCAGAGCCTTCATGCCCTCGCTCATGCGGAAGCCGTAGCCGGGGTCGGCCTCGTAATCAGCCATACCGAAGTCGCGGGCGTAGCGGCCAAAGTCGGACGCGGCGGTGTCTACCGTCATGCCTGGGACGGCGGCTTCGCCTGTCGGAGCCGCAAGACCGAGCAGCGTCATCAGCCGGTTTTGCGCGGTCATGCCCCCGGCGCGGAACGGCTCTTGCAGCTCGACCTGCCGCTCAAACATCTCCCGCTGCACTTCAGCGGCGCGGTCGGCGGCGGCAACTTGAGCGGCGGCGGCGTCGCGTGCGGCGTTAGCTTGTGTGCGGGCCGCGCTACGCGAACCAAGGACGCCAGCACCAGCGCCAATTACGGCAGAGCCAAGAATGGCACCGCTTATGGGTTCGGGCACAGCGGGAACTCCTTCCGGTAATCCGCAAATGTCTCGCCGTATAGCGACATTACGGTCGCGGCTTTGGCAAGTGCGGCGTCCTTACCCTGGGTCAGCAGAACAACCAATAGAACGATATCATAGTACGAGGCGCGCCACACAAAGGACTTTTCGTCCGCTCTGCCGGCCCGCTCCGCGTCGTCGGACGCCACCCACTTTAGGATGGCGCTGGCCATAATCGGAAGCAGCGCCCCGCTGTTGGCTTGGTAGAAGGGGTTTGCTGGCATCTTGACGAGGCTGTTCCAGATGGCGTCGTGAAGCGCCTTGCGCTCTACGCTGTCGCCGTCGGCCACGTCGTCGAAAACCTGGAACACAGCCCACACAGCCAACAGCCAATCTGCCGCTTCGGGAGGCAACTCCAACGCGTCGTCAAACAGGGCCAGCAGCGTTTGTTCGCTGGGGGTCACCGTTTAGCCCTTCACAATGTTGACGAGGCGCGAACCGGCCTCGTTGGCGACAAACTCATGAGCCTCGTTGGGACGCCAGTCTAGCACATCACCAGCCCTTACTTCACGCTGCCAATCCGACCCTCGCGTCAGAAACGCGCCCTTCGCCACGACGCTGATGTGGACATCGGCTTCACTATGCGTATGCATGGGCAGCACGTCACCAACCTCCGAAAAGTCGTAGATCGTGCCGGTCAGCTTGCCGAGCAGGAGGGGCTTGGCCTGGAGCATCAGAGGATTGCAGGACCGCCGTCGGCGGGCAACGTCGCAGGTTCAAGCGGCGAAGGCGGCGGATTGGGATCAACCGGCGCGCCATCAACCCACAGCCAGCCAATATTCACCGGGCCATCGACAGCGTGAAGATCGCAGCCTTCCGGCGGCGTGTAGGGCGTAGCGCCGTCCCAGTCGATGACGTTTACAACCGCGCCGCCCCGCACCATCGCGTAGTTCATGGGTGACTTCTCCGCGTACAGCTTTATGAGGTCTTCGGGGTTGGGCGCGCTAGGCGGCGCAAAAACGGACAGCATCACGAATACTCGTACACGATAATGTAGCCAGCGCCGCCTGCGCCGCCTGCGGGCGTCCCTGCGCCTGCGGTTCCAGCAGCGCCGATTGTCACAGTTTCGGTCGCGCCAAGGCCCGTCGCAATGTAATCGATGGCCGTTTCGCCTTGCCCGCCACCGCCATAACCGCGCCCATTGGTGCAAACGCCGTCTGTACTAGCGCCGGACCCGCCGCCTCCGCGAGAGCCAGCGATACCAGCCGTTTTTACCGCCCCACGACCGCCGCCGGCGCCGCCGCCGATGCCGCCGATGCCATCTGCCCCGCTAAAAGAACCTGCGCCGCCGCCTTGGCCGGGGACGGAAATAGACGAGCCAGTACCGCCCGTCCCCCCAACACCGCCAGGGTTCGACAAACTAACGCCGCCGCCGGTTCCGCCGGATCCACCCACCGCAGTCACTTGAGATCCAAATGACGTAGTGCCGCCTGTGCCGCCCGATCCGCTGGCCCCGCCGCCGCCGCCACCACCGCCTACCGCAATGACGACAGCGCGCGTCACGTTCGTCGTACGGGTGTAGGTGCCAGAGGAGGTAAAGACCTGGACGTTGAGGAGCAGGCCGTTAAAAGATGAGACGGGGGCGGTAAGAGTGCCGCCAGTCAGCGACAGTCCCGTGCCTACCGTAATTTCTTCAATCGCGCCGGCGCTGGCCGTTGTGCGGCCCAGCAGGCGAGAGGTCGCCATCGTCAGGCCAGAAGCCGTCACAGCGCCAGACGCTGCAGCGCCGAGATTGGTGCGTGCGGTAGCCGCGTCCACCGCGTTCGTACCGCCGCTGGCAATGGGAAGCGGGGCTGAAGTCAGCGTCAGCGAGCCGATCTTGGCCGCGCCGGTCGCCTCCAACTGCGCCGTCGGGGTCGCCGTGCCTAGGCCGAGATTGCCGTCGGTGTCGATGATAAACGGCGTCGTGTCGGGATCGGCGCTGTCTTGCACGCGCAGAACCGGGCCGGTGCCGGTCTGCGTAATCTTGAGCGCCGGGCCTGGTGTGTCGCTGTCGATGGTGACGCTGCCCGACAGGACGGGCGAAACGGACGATGTGGGCGCGGAGATGTAATCGACCGTCCAGATTTCGACGTCGTTGGCGTCGGTCAGCTTGAACTTATACAGCGCGCCGCCAAGCCAGATGTTCGCCTCGCCGCGCGAGTCGAGAATGACTGGGTTGGTGTTAGGCGTGGCGCCCGTGTAGTCCGTGAACGTTGCCTGCGGCGTAGTGGTGCCAGCGATGTAGGTGTAGACCTTGCCGCCCGAGAGAGGCACGCCGGCCGCCGTCGTGAACTGCATCTTGGGCTGGGGGGACAGGACGGTCATTATTCACCTATGTTCGCGGCAACGGTGAGGATAACAGAAGGGACCGCTGGCGAGAAAGCGGTAGCTGCGGAGGCTTGGATAGTCACGTTCGTGTTGTCGGTCGCCCACCGCAGGCGAAAATAATCGTCCGTGTTCAGACGAAGAAAGAAGTTCCAGGCCGCCAGATAGGCTTCGCCAGCACCTTTCATCGTGATCGTAGTCCCAGATTGCGGAACGGCGGTGCCGTTAACGTCAGCCCAAATGTAGACGGTTTTGGCGGCGGCGTTTGTGCTTACAAACTGCGCCGAAAACTGAAAATTATACAGGCCGGGGCGGTCCACATAGACGCGCGACGTAGGCGTGCCGAGGTAAACACCCTGGCTGTAGTCGGTCTTGTTGAACGTCATCGAGTAGGCGGTGTTGGGCGCTGCGGCCGTCTGCGTCGTCTCGTCGTGAAACGCGCCGTTCCGCAGCGAGCCGCTGCCTAGGATGGCGAACAGATTGTAGAGGTAGCGATACCACGGCCGCGCAGGGTAGGGCACCGGCGCTTCCGCAATCGGCACCCGCGCGGCGGGGATCTGCGTGATGTTCTCAGGCACGGGTCGGGCTCGCTATGAGTTCGGCGCCCATAATCGTGATCGACACAGGGTCGGTGCCCGAGATCTCATATACGCGGTCGCGCAGCTTCATCGTCATGCCCAACCGTCGCCAAATGACGCGGGCGCCAGTCTGGCCGATGCGGCCCATAGATTTCCAATGTTCGTTCGACCAAGTATGGCCGCCATCGTCCGACCAACGCAGCATGACCCTAGGGATCATGGTCGTAACTGGAGTGGTGACGACGGTAACGTAGATAAGATCGCCGCTTTCAGTTGTCAGACGGTCACCAGACTCGGCGGCAAGATACCCAGCAATCTGCTCCACCCCAAACTGGTCTATCGCGTTAGGCGGTTCGTCGAGCCCGACGCCCGACTCGCAGTCAAGCTGGAGGCTGTGATGCGTCGTGCGGAGAAGGTTGTTCTGGCCGGTTGGCAGCGCGCGCCACGACCGCAGCCACTTCTGGATGGACCCCGCCTCTGTGTAGACCGAAAGATCGTAGGCGTAGATGCCGCCCGTGACGTAATCCCCAATGACGATCTCATCGTTGAAGGACATCTGGTTGTTGCCGCGGTGGCGCGTAAACTGGTTGTTCAGCCAGCCAGCGCGCTGATGCCACGCCTGCGTAGCGACGTCGTAAACCCAGGTGATGTCGGCGGTCGGGAAGTTCAGAACGTAAAAGGAGTGGCCGTCCTGCTGGTAGGTGTATGCGGTGGCGTCAGAGATATCGGTGTACTGCTGGATCTGCCACTCGACCGAATGCGTTGAGATGCGCTCGCCATTGTAGCCTTTTGAGCGGTAGACGATGCCTCGACCGCGGGCGTCGGCGCCCAGCCAGAAGACGCCATTGTCCAGCTTGGCGACGGAGAAGGGTGCCGCGCAGCCGATCTCGTTGAACGCGCCCTGGATGCGGGCCAGCGGGAAGTCGGGAAGCCCAGCGTTGTACCAGACCTCCACCGACGTTTGGCCAAACAGCCAGACTTCGCGGTGGTCTACGATCAGAGAGACGAGATCGTCAGGCGAGCCTTCCGCGCTGGCGAAGTCCAGCGGGTCAACCGACGTCCCGTCAAGGAGCTGCGTGACCCAAAACTTCTGGCTGTTCGGCTCGTTGAAGACGAAGTAGCCGTCGATGAAGCCAACCGTGACCGCGCCAGGGAAGTCCGGGTCGGTGATCTGGGCGAAGACGTCCGTGTTAGCGTTGTAGATAAAGCCGTTTGCGCCGGCGGCAATGAACAACTGCGTGCCGTTGTCCACCATCGACACCGGGCCAGAGCCGGTAACGGTGCCCTTCACCGTCGCCGCCCAAAAGGTGTCGATCTTGTACAGCTTGTCGCCGGATACGGCGTAGCCGTACCCACCAAAGGTCCACAGCCCCCGCACCGGGCCATTGCCGAGAGTAGCAAGCAGGCGAAGACCAGGCGCACGCTGAAGGAACGCCGGTTCCTTGCCCGCCTCGGGCACGATCTCGGGGAACAGGTTCACCATGCGGCTGTCCGCAGCGTTGACGCTGCGGGCCACATAGGACGATCCGAGGATCGGCGTCTTCATTAGTAGTTACCAGCAAAAATATTAAATCGTTGCCTAGTCCCCACGATGCTGTAGGGCAGCGCCATGATGTCGTCGGGGTTGTTGATCCGCTTAAGGTTGCGCTTCGACGTCATGGCGATGCGCGACACCTGGGCGGACGGTTCAACACCAAACTCCGGCGCCATTTCGCAGGCCAGATTGTAGCGGAAGGCGCGCAGGTAGCCCGGCGGGAAGGCCAACTCAGTCGCCAGACCGGCGGGCTTTGACAGCGGCTGCACCGAGACGATGTGGAACTCCAGCACCTTTGTCGGCACCGGGTAGACGTACATCTCGATGTTCGGATACGTCATGTTGACCCACAGCACCTGGGGGTAGGTGCTGGTGACGGTCTTCACAGCGATGCCGTTGTACTGCTGCTGGTTGATTAGCTTGAGGCCGTAGGAGATGCCGGTCGCCGGATCGCGGAAGTAGGTGCTGTCTTCCACTAGGATCGGGCGCTCGCCCACGATGTCGCCGGTCGGCCCGAAGGTGAGAAACCGGGCGCCGGGCGGCCAAGTCTCGATTTGATCGATGGTCGAGAACACGGAGAGGCGCTCCGTATTCCAGCTATCAATCATCTGGTTCATGGCAGAGAGCGCGTCCTGGGACGTCTCCGACGAAGGCGTCTCGCCTTCGGCCAGCACGCCAAGGAGCCGGAGAGACCCGTTAATAAGCTCGCCTGCCGTGGCCATGTCAGTCTTCCTTGTTGGCGCGCGGGCGGCCTCGACGGCGCGGGGCCTCAAAGGCCATTGTATCATCCCCAGCGGCGCGTGCCAGCATATTGACGGGGGGCGCGTCAGGGCTCGCCATCCGCGTCCAGCCGTTTTCCTCGTCCTGTTGGGCCTCAAGGTCCATGAAAGCAACCTTAACGCCGTGGCGGGGGTGGGCAAGGTAGATGACGGGCATAGGCGCTCCGAAAAGGGGTGGCCCCCTGCCGAAGCAGGGGGCCGGGTACATTACGCGACGCGGTAGAGGGTCCAGGCGCCGGCCGCAGACTTGCGGGCGATGAACTGGGCGCCGGTCGTGACTGGGATGGTCATGGTCAGCGAACCGGAGATTGTCCAGCCGGTGTTGGTGGCGATGATGGCCGTACCGGAGGACGTGCCCAGGTTCACCAGACGGAAGGTGAACGCCGTGCCCACCTTGTCCGAGTTGGACAGGTCCAGTTCCAAATCCGCCACCGTCGGCAGAGTGTAGGTGACGGACGCGGCGGTGATCCCGGAGTTCGCCAGGATCAGCCCGTTCAGCACCTGCGCCGAGGTGAGGGTCGCCGCCGTAGTGACGGAGACGGGATCGGGGAGCGCGTCGATCAGAGGCTCGTTAAGGTTGCCGTCACCGACCTGGTAACCGCCGCCGCCATTCGGAATTGCCATGTTCGTGTTCTCCTTTCCTGTGCCTTAGCCCCAGAGCCGCACGGCCATGGGCGGGCGGATGGTGTTGAAGCCGTAGAGGACGTCGATACGGCAAGGCAGGCGGTCGTTGTTGATGTCGTACTGGCGCACGACACGCAGCGAGATGCCGTTGTGAACCTGACGAGACGCCATATCCACGCCCTGCGGCAGCAGCAGGTCGGCCGTGGCGAACGAGATGGCGTCCTTGTGGTAGATCAGGTTCTGCGGGTAGGCCGTGGAGGCCGCGCCGAGGAACGTGACGGCCTTGCCGGTGATGGTCAGCGTGCTGACCGTGGCAAGGGCGTTGGCCGGGGAGAACAGCGCCGGGGCCACCTTCAGCGTCACCGCACCACCAGCCGAAGACGTCGCGGCTTCCGTCACGACGAACTGCTGGAGGGAGCCGGTGGACTCGCGGGTCTGCGGGTTCACGGCAAAGCAGTCAGCGACCGTGAAGACGTCGCCCACGTTGAAGGTCAGCGCGTTACCGGCGCTGGCCAGCACGATTTCCGACGCGCCTTCCACCACGTTGCCGTTCACCGTAGCGCCGGTGGCGGCACGCGAGCCAGTCGTGTGCTGCTTGATCGACTGGGACATGTTGATCTCTTCGTAGCCCAGCACGCCTTCGCCCATCAGCCCGTTCTTGAACTGACGAGAGATGGTGGCGGTCGGGTTGAAGAGGCCCTTCATGCCTTCGACGAGGCCGGCGTTCGCAGCCGGGTTCACCGTCGCGTAACGCGGCGACATGACAGCGGCGGCTTCGTTCAGCTTCTGCTGGGCCTGGAGCAGCACCAGCGAGGTGGCCGGAACGGTGCCGGGGGTGCCGACCGACTGGAAG